GATCACGGCGACGGATGATGAGGCTGGGCCGCGCAATGCGCGCATCGCTTTGCAGCAGCGTGACGGCGCGATCTATACCGGTGTCGGCGTCGTCCTGCCGCCCGTTGTCATCAACCCCGCGGAACCGGTCTATCAGCAGGAATTGCTGAACTTCACTGTTGCTGCGGTGTCGATGTCCGGTGCTCCGGGCGTGATCCAGCCTGCCATCCGCGTGTCTTGGACGGCGCCGGCGGACCCGACAGTGGCGGGCGTGACGCTTGAATATCGGGTCAAGTCCGGCCCGGCGAATGACATCATCAGCCGCGACATCACGAATGGGGCCGTCATCGCGCTTCTGACGGATGGGGTTGTGCGGCGCACGGTCTATGAGGTTCGCCATCGCCTCATTACCGATCCGCGCCGCCCGGTCACGGCGTCGGCATGGATCGAGGTGACGACGAATGATGTCGGAACCGATGCGGACTGGCAGGCCTTGGGGCAGGATGTCCGCGATTTCCTGAACGATGCAGACCGGCGGCTGAACGCGACGCTGAACTATGCCCGCAACTCCGCGTGGCATGACACGCTTTCGATGGTGGCGACACTGGCGGAATCGAGCGTGCATGCGGTGGAAACCGGCAGCGCCAGCGCAAGGCTGTCACGCGAGACACGCATTCTGGCGGCTTCGGATGCGGCACTGTCGCAGCAGGTCACCACGCTCAATGCGGAGCTGAACGGCAAGGCAAGCGCGGAACTGGTGCAGGTTCTGGAAGCCCGCGTCACGGCGACGGAAGGCGGGATCACGTCGCAATCGAGCGCCATCACGGCCTTGGATAACCGGGTGACGACTGCGGAGGGGACGGTCGCGGCATCGGCGGCGGCGGTAAACACGCTGCAAACCACGGTGACGCAGCAAGGCGACAGCATCACGGCCATCTCGGATGCGTCCACGTCGCTTTCGGCGCGTGTCGGCAATGTGGACGCCGGAACGCTGTTTCAGATGACGGCGGAGGCGGCACCGTCGGGCTATGCGTCGCAAATCGCCATGTTCGCGCGGGGCAGCGTCGGCGGGGTGACGACGTTTGCCGGGATGCGAATTCGTGTCAGCAATGCCGGGGAGGGCGAAATCGTGCTGGCAGCGGATCGCACGCTCATCGCTGATGGTTCGGGCAACGTGCTTGCGCTGTTCACGCCCGGCGGGGCGACGATCAACTCGGCCCGCATTGCCAATCTGTCCGCCGCGAATTTCACGGCTGGCACGATCACGGCAGACACGGTTGTGGCAGGTGCGGTTGTCTCAAGCTCGATGAGCATCGGCGCATCCGCAAACCGCGCCACGATGAGCGCGACGCCGACAGGGACGCCCAACAGCAGCGGCACCGCCGTCGTGATGCGTGAAATCCTGTTGCAGTTTGACGCCAGCGGAACCGGCACACTGCCTGTGCTGATCGACAGCTTGGCATCGGCGGTCATGAACTGGGGCACCAACAGCGGCAACTCCCGCTCGATGACCTATGAATTGCGGGTGGATGACCGCAACGGCAATGGCCGCGTTCTGGCAACGGTCACGGTCTCATCCAGTGCCACCAACACGGGATTGATGACGGCATCGCTCTCGCGCTTTGTCTTGGACAGCGACGCCGCCCCGCGCGCCGACGGCACCGTCCGCTACTACTACACGCTCGCCTCCGTTTACGACTCCGGCATGACCGTCACAGTCAACACGCAGGCCCGCATCGGCTTCTGGAAACGATAGGACTTCCCATGACCCTCTACGTTACCGGCACCGCCACATTCACGGCGGGCAGCACTGCCGTGACCGGCTCCGGCACGGCATGGAACGCCTCCATGATCGGCGCGCAGATCGTGCGCAACGGCTTGGTTGGGCATGTGGCGGCCATCGTGTCGCCAACGGCGCTGACGCTTGCGGTTGCCGCTCCGGCGGGCATGGCGGGGACAGGAGCCTATGCCATCGACCTCAACACGTCGGATCAGGCGACGGATGAGGGTGTGCGAACACAGGTGGCGACGCTGTTGTCGCAGCTCTCGGCGGTGCAGGGGCCTGCGCTTTCGGCCTTGCTGGCATCGAGCACGTTCATGCGCTCGACATGGGATGCGGGCGACGCAGCCACCGCGCGGGCTGATCTGGGGCTTGGCGCAGTGTCGGCACTTCGGAGATTGCCGACAATGGCGTGACGAATGCCAAGCTGGCCGACATGGCGACGGCGCGGCTCAAGGGCCGGGCAACTGCGGGGAGCGGTGACCCCGAAGACCTGACGCCTGCGCAGGGCCGCGCGGTGCTGGAGCTTGGCGCACTGGCGACGCTTGGCAGTGTCGGCACGGCGCATATCACCGACAACGCAACGACGAACGCGAAACTTGCCGACATGGCAAGCGCGACCATCAAGGGCAGGGCGACGGCCGGAACGGGTGACCCCGAAGACCTGACGGCGGCACAGGTGCGGTCGCTGCTGAACATCGGCACATTCGCACGCAACCGCATCATCAATGGCGCGATGCATGTCAGCCAGGAACGCGGCACGGCGCATGTCGATGTCACGACGGGCGCGGCCTATGCGGTTGACCAGTGGCAGGGCGTGTTGTCGGCCACGCCGGGTGGAACGCTGCGGCTGCAACAGGTTGCGAGCCTCACGCCGGGCGGCTCGCCGTTCCGGCTGCGGGCGACGGCGCAAGCGGCGGACACGTCCATCGCGGCGGGGGATTTCTACCTGATCGGGACACCGATCGAAGGCACGTTCATTGCCGATGCGGCTTTCGGCACGGCGTCGGCGCGGCAACTCGTGCTGCGCATGGGTGTCCGCTCATCGATCGCTGGCACGTTCGGCGTGCGGATCGTCAACAGCGCCGCCAACCGTTCATGGCTGGGGACGATCACCATCGCCGCGGGCGAGGTCAACACAGACCTTTTGCGCACGCTCATCATCCCCGGCGATACGACCGGCACATGGCTGACCGATACTGGAATCGGCCTGTCGGTTCAGGTCGCGCTCGCAGCGGGAACGACGTTCCACGGCACGGCGGGGTGGAACGCGGCCAACCGTTTGACGACTTCGGCGCAAACGAACCTCATGGGAACGGCGAACGCCACATTCGATCTGTTCGATGTCGGGCTCTATGTCGATGCTGCGAATTCCGGTGTTGCACCACAGTGGGAACCGGCGGATTTCGCCGACGAATTCCGGCGCTGCCAGCGCTACTGGCAACAGGTGACGGCATCGGCACGCGGCCCTGCGACGGGTGCCAGCTCCGTCTTCGAGACGCCGATCAACTGGCCGGTGCTCATGCGCGCCACGCCTGCGGCGGCCATCACGGCAGGGACGCGGTTTAACCTTGCGGCGACATGGCCGCAGGTTTTGGGCGTTACCGCCCGTTCGTTTCGGTTCGCAATTGTGGCAGCCGCGTCTGGCGATACAGGCGCGGTTGATGAAACTGCTACCGGCAATGCGAGGCTCTGATGATTGTTTCGGTTGAATTCATGCAGCCTGCCCCGGCCATGGCCGTCTCGATCATCATGGCGGATGGAAGCGCTTGGACGGATGACGCCAGCCTTGCGCCTGACACCGAATTGCGCCGGGCGCTGGCAGATTGGATCGAAGCGGGCGGGGTGATCGCGCCCCATGTCGCGCCGGTTGCGCCTCCTGTCGTGCCGCAGTCGGTGTCGATGGCGCAGGCGCGCATCGCGCTTGCCAGCATCGGCAAGCTCGCGGCGGTCAACGCGCTGTTGGACGGCCTGCCGGAACCGCAGCGCACGCCGGCGCTTCTGGCATGGGAGTATGCCCCGACTGTCAGCCGCACCGGGAACCTTGTGACGACGCTTGGCCCGGCGCTCGGGCTCGATGATGCAGCGCTTGATGCGCTGTTCATGGCGGCCGGGAACATCACCCTATGACGCCCGATTTCCAGTGCACGGGATGGCCGGACGTGTGGTTCGGGCAAAGCCTCACGGAATGCTGCATCGCCCATGATCTCGGCGGCACGGATGCAGCGCTTGCATCCTGCGTGGCAGCCCATGGCGGGGCGGGCTTCGCAATTCTCGCCGTCGTTATGTTCATCGGCGT